CCTGATGGTTGGTACGTTGACAACATTATATATGGGCGGTGGAGCCTTGACGAGACTGCCGCCAAGATATTTCAGGCCGTTAGAGACTACAGACCCGTTAGCGTTGGTATTGAGCGAGGAATCGCTAAGCAGGCGGTGATGTCCCCTCTGACCGACATGATGAAGCGTAACGGTAGATTCTTTAGGGTCGAGGAGCTAACTCACGGTAACAAGAAGAAGACTGACAGGGTTATGTGGGCGTTACAGGGGCGCTTTGAGAACGGCTTTATAGCCATCAAGAAGGCAGAGTGGAACAACAGATTCTTAGACCAACTGTTTCAGTTCCCTGACCCCCTGACCCACGATGACCTGATTGACGCCTTAGCGTACATCGACCAGTTAGCACAAGTAGCGTACCACTACGACTACGAGATTGACGAGCACGAAGTTCTAGACGTAATAGCAGGCTACTAGAGACCACTAAGGAAGACTTAGACCATGAAGCAGGAGTTACTTGAGGCGGTTAAAGCGAAACACGAGGCCAAGGCACTAGAAGCCAGAGTCAACATTAATGTGTACGAGAGATCCGTAGGTATCGGTGAACACCCTGATCTCGTAGGGGCTGTAGAGGACCAAGTTAAGACCTACGCAGAGTCTATGGAAATTATTGACGCAGTGACAGAGTTACTAAACCATGAACAAGAAAGTTTTTAGGCCCCTAAACACATACGGGATCTACGTAATCAGCGCCATAGTGTTCTTTACACTAGGCTACAGCATAGCTTTACTTTAAGGATAGTACTATGGCAGAAGATATCTTAAGTCCTGAGCACCTCACGATAGAGGAGTCTCTGGAAGAGTGGGTGATGACTAAGTGTGGCAACTGGAGAGATCACTATGAATCCAACTACGAAGAACGCTTTGAGGAGTACTATCGGCTATGGCGAGGCCAATGGGACCCTGCTAACACGCAGAGAGCATCGGAGCGTTCTCGTATTGTCTCTCCTGCGCTTCAGCAGGCTGTAGAGTCTAACGTAGCTGAGCTTGAGGAGGCCACGTTTGGTAGAGGTAAGTGGTTTGACATTGCAGACGATGTAAACGACAAAGAAGGCCAAGACGTTATGTACCTCCGTCAGAAGCTGTCTGAGGACTTTGAGAAGACTAAAGTACGTAAGGCTGTAGCGGAGTGTTTGATTAACTCAGCAGTCTTTGGTACGGGCATTGGTGAGATTGTCCTTGAGGAGATCAAGGAGATGGCCCCAGCTACTGAGCCTATTATGGGTGGTGAACTAACTGCCGTAGGCGTTAACATCCAAGACAGGGTTGTAGTCAAACTCAAGCCCGTGTTGCCTCAGAATTTCCTGATTGATCCCGTAGCTACGTCTGTAGAGGACGCTATGGGCGTTGCTATCGACGAGTTTGTGTCTAAGCACTCTGTAGAGCTACTGCAGGAGCAGGGGGTTTACAACGATGTTTACGTAGGCACAGCGGCTCCTGACGCAGACCTAGAGCCAGATCAAGACTTGACCATGTACGGAGATGACAAGGTCAGGCTGACGAAGTACTACGGACTCGTGCCTACAGAGCTTCTGAAAGACGAGGGAGTAGAGGTAGAGGTAGACTCTATGTACGTCGAGGCTGTGGTAGTTATCGCTAACGGTGGTACTCTCCTGAAGGCTGAGGCTAACCCCTACATGATGCAGGACCGTCCTGTAGTAGCTTTCCCGTGGGACGTAGTTCCTAGCCGGTTCTGGGGCCGTGGTGTCTGTGAGAAGGGCTACAACAGCCAGAAGGCGCTTGATACAGAGCTACGCGCACGTATTGACGCCCTGTCCCTCACTATCCACCCGATGTTGGCTATTGACGCGACTAGGCTACCCAGAGGCGCTAAGCCTGAGGTACGTCCGGGTAAGATGATTCTGACCAACGGAGACCCCCGTGAGGTGCTCCAGCCGTTTAACTTTGGTCAGGTAGGTCAGATTACCTTTGCACAGGCTCAGTCCTTACAGCAGATGGTACAACAGGCCACAGGTGCTGTAGACTCTGCAGGCATAGCTGGTCAGATCAACGGTGAAGCAACCGCCGCAGGAATCAGTATGTCCCTAGGGGCCATTATCAAGCGGCAGAAGCGTACTCTGATTAACTTCCAACAGAGCTTCTTGTTACCGTTTGTGACCAAGGCGGCTCACAGGTACATGCAGTTTGACCCTGAGTCTTATCCTGTAGCTGACTATAAGTTTAACGCAACTAGCACCCTAGGAATCATCGCTAGGGAATACGAGGTAACCCAGTTAGTGCAGTTACTCCAGACCATGAAGCAGGACTCCCCAATCTACCCCGTGTTGATCCAGAGCATCATCGACAACATGAACCTCAGCAACCGTGAGGAACTGATTGCGTCTATGGAGCAAGCGTCTCAGCCTGATCCACAGCAACAGCAGATGGCTCAGATGGCTCAACAGGCTCAGATGGAGTTCCAGCAGAGTCAGACTGCGGCACTTATGGCTCAAGCGGCTGAATCTCAGGCCAGAGCAGGTAAGTACGCTATTGACACTCAGCTTGCACCACAGGAGCTTGAGATCGACAAGATTAGTGCTATCACACGTAACCTACAGGCTGGCGATCAGGACGACAAAGAGTTTGAGAGACGCCTCAAGGTTGCCGAGATAGCCCTCAAAGAGAAAGCAATGAACGACAAAGGAGTAACACCCCGTGTTAATGACGCAGACCGAAATCAACAAATTTCTAGGCCAACTGAACAAACTGTTCGAGACCCATTCGGGCAAGATAGAGGCCTTAGAGAAGCGCCTCGTGGACCTAGAGGGCCAAATGTTGGGCCTGCGCCAGAAGGAGTCATCTAATGCCGAAGGAAAAAGACCCAAGACTAGCACGGGCAGGGGTAAGCGGGTACAACAAGCCGAAGAAAACGCCTAACCACCCCTCTAAGTCTCACGTAGTGGTAGCCAAGGAAGGCGATAAGGTAAAGACTATACGCTTTGGACAGCAGGGGGTATCTGGGGACAAGAAATCTACCCCTAGACAGAAGTCTTTCAAGGCTAGACACGCTAAAAACATCGCCAAAGGCAAGATGTCTGCGGCTTACTGGGCAAACAAAGTCAAATGGTAAGGAGATAGCTATGCCGTGCGGAAAGGGTACATATGGTAACAAAGTAGGCCGACCACCAGCAAAACCTAAGAAAAAGACCAAGAAAAAGCGTAAATAATACCAAAACAGTAAATAAAGCTTGACTTTTGAGTAAAAGTATGGTATAATATATAGTATACTACAGTACAAAGAAGTAACTAGAGACAACCTTAGAGGCCTCAATATGGATCAGGAAACACAACAGTACTACGATAACTACTTTAGTCTTTTTATGACAAACGGTTGGAAACAACTTATGGAGGACTTTGGTAGCAACGTAGACAGTATTAACTCTGTAGAAGCAACTAAAGATTCAGGGGATCTTCAGTTTCGTAAGGGACAACTAAACATCTTAGCCCACTTACTTAACATGGAGTCTATCATGAACACTAACTACGAAGAGGCTACTAAGCCTACTGAAGAAGATGATTAAAGTATTTGAGTTTAAGTGTGACCAAGGTCATATCTTTGAAAAATTTGTAGAAGGTGACGTTACATCCAGTAGGTGCGGATGTGGCGCTAACGCTACGAAGATTGTCTCAGCCACTAATCACGTACTAGAAGGAGCCTCTGGAGATTTTCCGGGGCGACACAGTAAATGGGTACGTGAGCATACTAATGCTGGGACCAACTAACGGAAATCCTTTGCGGGGCAACTTCCATTTTATTTCTCCATAACCGTAAGGCGGGGTAAGTTTACAATGTCAAGAGCGACACTAATTGATGAGCGTAAGGAAGAAGATCAAGAACCAGTAGACGAGCTAGATACTCAGGACACCACAGAGACTCCTCAAGAAGAGGAACAACCTCAGGAGCCTGAGTTACCAGAAAAGTACCAAGGTAAGTCTGTTCAAGACCTAGTGCAAATGCACCAAGAGCTTGAGAAGTTTACCGGCAAACAGAGTACGGAAATTGGCGATCTACGCGGCGTTGTTGATGACTACATCCAAACACAACTCTCAGAGCAACAAGCACCTCAACCACAGCAACAAACAGACGATGAAGAAGATGTTGATTTCTTTATTGATCCTAAGACCGCTGTTAGTCGAGCTATAGATAACCACCCTAAGATCAGAGAAGCAGAGCAGTACACTGCACTAGCTAAAAAGCAGTCTACTATGGCACAGCTTCAACAACAGCATCCTGACATGGAGTCTGTACTACAGGACCCACGTTTTGCTGAGTGGATCAAGGGGTCTAAAGTCCGAACACAGTTGTTTGTTCAGGCTGACCAACAGTACGATTACGATGCGGCTCATGAACTATTTAGTCTCTGGAAAGAGCGTAACCAAGTAGTTCAACAGACCGCACAGGCTGAAAAAGCCGCCCGTAAGAGTGCCGTGAGGACAGCTAGTACAGGCAACGCTCGTGGAACAGCAGAAGGATCACGTAAGAAAGTTTATCGTCGTGCTGACATTATTAAACTTATGAAAACCGATCCAGAGCGATACCAAGCCCTCTCAGATGAACTTCTGAAGGCATACGCCGAGGGTCGAGTTCGCTAGCCTAAAGGAGAATTATCATGGCTGAACAAACTTATCCCGGTACAG